ATCATTAAACGTGAATGGTGGAACGTGTGGGAGAAAGATGAGATACCACCGCTGATGCATGTCATACAGTCTTACGACACAGCATTCATGAAGAAAGAAACGTCGGATTATTCTGCGATTACAACCTGGGGTGTATTCAAACCAGACGAAGATACACCACCACAGCTTATTTTAGTTGATGCTGTCAAAGATCGATTTGAGTTTCCAGAGCTGCGTAAGATAGCAAAAGAGCAGTATGACTACTGGAAACCAGAGACTGTGATCGTTGAGGCCAAAGCTTCAGGACTGCCGTTGACCTACGAATTACGTAAACTGGGCATACCAGTTATTAACTTTACACCCAGCAAGGGAAATGATAAACATACTAGAGTGAACTCTGTAGCACCGTTATTCGAATCAGGAATGGTTTGGGCACCGGACGCAAAGTTTGCAGAAGAGGTTATTGAGGAATGCGCTGCATTTCCGTTAGGAGATCATGATGATTTGGTTGACAGCATGACTCAAGCCGTAATGAGATTTAGGCAAGGTGGTTTCGTGGAACATCCAGAAGACTATGAAGATGAGCCTCTACCACAACAACAGAGGACGTATTATTAATGTTGAGATTATTTTTAGGACTCGCTGATGAAACAGCAAAATTTCTTAGCAGACTTTTTGGAACTAGCAAGGTTGCTAAAACAGAGATTAGTCAGATTAAAGAGGAGCTACAGTCTTTAATAGACAAAGTAGGACAGAGTGAACAGAGAGCACAAGAAGCTTTTAAACCTTTAGAAGACCTTGCAAGACAACTAGATGAAGTTTCTTTGAGAGATGATGTTTCTGCAACAGGACCGATCACAACAAAAGTTGCAGGGCAAGAACCACTAGAGGATCTTTTATCAGACCTTTCAGACAAAACAGGTGTGTCTCCAAGCTTGATAAGAAAAATTTTAGCTGATGATGTTAATCTAGGTTACGAAGCAGGCAGTCCTAAAAGATTAGATCCGTTTGATGATGACAGTTTAAAAGCATACATTCAAACGCAGAAGCTGATGAACAGAGAGGGTGATCTCTTATCTGTAATTAGAGAAAATGCAGATATGCCTAGAGACAAGGCAAAAGACTATCAGGATATATTTGCAATCAAAGATCGTCCAACATATAAAGATTTAGGTAAGACTGATATAGGCCTACCTAAACCAAAAGGTATTCTTGAAGAAGTAGAAGAAGCTCTAAAAGCAAACAAACAACAACAAGCCGATCTCAAAGCCCTTGAAGATAAAATGGCTGATCCTAAAAACATTGACAAGATGACTGCACCAGGTGGGCTTGGTAAGCTGATGAAAGAGGTTCAGGATGACAAAGTAGTTGACCTAGCAGAGTTTAGAAGCAGAAGAGCGAAAGATCCAGTTGACGATGATTTTGCAATGGGCGGTAGAGTTGGCGCTAAGGCTGGTTTGTTTACAGGCATAGCTGAGCAAGCTGCTAAGATGTTTGGTGACAAAGGTTTGATGAAAGTTTTATTTGATAAAGTGGCTGGCATGAGAAGAGCTGACAGAATAGCAGACACAGAACAAGCTAAAAACATAATGAGAGACCCTGAGACAGATCTAGAAAGATTAAAACCAATGATAGATGATGAGGGCAATGTTATACAAAGAGGCACGCCTGAAGGGAAGATGACGGTTAGAGACTTAGAAGATTTGCCACGAGATCTTAAATATAAAAACCCAGAACTAAAACAGTTTGAAAAGTTTATAGAGCGAGAAAAAGTTAGAGCTATACTTGCTGATCAAATGGGTGTTGACCCAAAAGATATACCGGAAGTAAACATTGACATGGCTTTGAGAGATTTAAAGTTTTTTGCCATGGGCGGTCGTGTTGGCTTTGATAATGGAGGTGCACTGGCTAAAGGAAAATTAACCCCTGCTCAAATCGAGGAGAGTATTAAAAAACAAAATTTTATTCGCGATAATCTTCCGGACACAGTTATTGAAGATTTTTATGCATCTGATTTTAAGCCTTTTGGAGAGGATAGGGCTGTTACCAATCATCCTATTTTGGGCAAAACTAGTTTTACAACAAGTGGAGCTTTTGACCAATACATTGACAGTTTATATCAAGACTATAAAGCAAAAAACATGCCTACGCCTACGTCATCTGCACAACTGCCTACAATACCAGTTCAAGGTTCTGGCATCAGGCCTCCTGAATCACTAATACCCCAAGCCGTATCACAACCAGGAACCTTTACAACATCTCCTGGTTTTAGACCAACATTAACACCTGGAATAGATCCTTTAGCTAGAGCATATCAAGAAAACGCTGCTCTCTATAATCAACCTTTAGGAAGTGTTGGGGACGTGGTTGGTAGAATAAGAAAACTTGCAGGTTTTAAACAAGGTGGCATCGCTAATTTTTTTAAAGAGAGAGTTAAATAATGGCTATAGATAAAGTTTTACCAAATATTAGAAGAACAAGAAGAAGTGTTTCTCTAAAACCAGAACAGGTTGCTGTAGAAAATTTAAAAGACCAGCTCAAAAAACAAGAGATGATGCAACCACCTGTTGACATCAAGAAAACAGAAGATGGTGGCGTAGAAATAGATTTTGACCCACGCGAAGTTATTAGTGAAGATGGACAAAATCACAACGCAAACTTAGCAGAATACTTAGAAGATGCTGACCTGAATGAAATTTCATCAGAGCTACGTCAACAGTACTACGACTACAAAGGCTCAAGAAAAGATTGGGAAGATGGTTACATCAAAGGACTGGACCTACTAGGTTTTAAATACGAAGGTAGAACAGAACCATTTCAAGGTGCATCGGGTGCGACACACCCAGTGTTGGCTGAGGCTGTTACACAGTTTCAAGCACTAGCATACAAAGAATTACTACCTGCATCAGGACCGGTTAGAACACAGGTTGTTGGTAAAGTTAACGAGCAAAGACAACAACAGGCAGAGCGTGTCAAAGATTTCATGAATTATCAAATCATGATCGAGATGAAAGAGTACGAGCCTGAGTTTGACCAGATGCTATTTAACTTACCACTAGCAGGTTCTACATTTAAAAAAGTTTACTACGATGTTGTTCTAGGCAGAACTGTATCTAAGTTTGTGCCTGCAGAAGATTTAGTTATACCATACAACGCAACATCTCTTGATGATGCGGATGCAATCATGCATGTTATTAGAGTTAGTGAAAACGATTTACGTAAACAACAGCTCACAGGTTTCTATGCAGACATAGAGCTTGGCTCTGCTGCATCAAAACAAGACGATGTGTTGGACAAGAAAAACGAACTAGAGGGCGTGTCAACTACAAACGGCAGTGACTTGTTTACACTTATCGAGTGTCACGTTAATTTAGATATACCTGGTTTCGAGGACCTTGATCCAGAAACACAAGAACCAACAGGATTGAAACTACCTTACATTGTAACTTTTGTAGAGGACAGCGGTGACGTTTTATCTATCAGAAGAAACTATGCAGAGGGTGACCAATCAAGAAAAAGAAAAGATTATTTTGTACACTTTAAGTTCCTACCCGGACTTGGCTTCTATGGCTTTGGTCTGATTCACATGATCGGTGGGTTGTCTCGAACTGCAACTGCAGCGTTGAGACAGCTCCTCGATGCAGGAACCTTGGCTAACTTACCAGCAGGATTTAAGATGCGTGGTATCAGAGTGCGTGATGAAGCACAACCACTACAACCAGGAGAGTTCAGAGACGTAGACGCACCTGGTGGAGATCTAAACTCTGCATTCATGACACTACCTTTCAAAGGACCAAACGCAACACTACTACAACTTATGGGTGTGGTGGTGCAAGCAGGACAAAGATTTGCATCAATTGCTGATATGCAAGTAGGCGACGGCAATCAAGGCGCTGCGGTAGGCACGACTATGGCGTTATTGGAACGCGGATCGCGGGTTATGTCTGCGATACACAAACGTGCGTACCAATCTATGAAATGTGAGTTTATGTTAATTGCACAAAACTTTGCAGAATACCTACCACCAGTTTATCCATACGACATTGTCGGTGGACAAAGACAAATTAAACAAGCTGACTTTGGTCCAGAGATCGATATTGTTCCAATAGCTGATCCAAACGTATTTTCACAGACACAAAGAATACAAATGGCACAAACACAACTACAACTTGCCATGTCAAATCCAAAAATGCACAACATGTATCAAGCTTATCGAGACATGTACGAGGCTTTGGGTGTGAAAGAAATAGATACCTTGCTCAAAAAACCACAACAACCACAACCTATGGACCCTGCCATGGAAAATATACAAGCTTTAGCTGGCCAAACAGTGAAAGCTTTTCCTGGGCAGGACCATAAAGCACACATGGAAGCGCATTTAAACTTCATGGCAACCAAAATTGCCATGAATAACCCGTTAATTTTGTCAGTTTTACAAAAAAATATCTTAGAACACATCGCTTTGATGGCTCAAGAGCAAGTTGAACTTGAATTTGCAGATGAAATACGTAATCTGAAAGAAATTCAGCAACAAATGGCACCAATTATGCAACAAATGAAGCAAAATCCGCAAATGTTACAGCAAAATCCGCAAGTTCAAGAGATGCAACAGGTGCAACAGAAGCTTTCGCAAGATATTGAGGCAAGAAAAGCACAATTAATCGCAGAACACACTAATGATTACCTAGAAGAAGAGAAAAAAGTGTTAAATCCACTGGATAGTGACCCATTAGTCAAATTAAAATCTAGAGAAATAGATTTAAGAGCCGAAGAAGAGATGAGAAAGCGTGAAGAAGCAGAAACAAAGGCTAATATGGACGCTTTGAGACTGTTACAAAGCAGAGAAATAGCGTCAGAAAAGCTAGAACAAGACGACGAACATGCTAAACTAAGAGCTAGTATTTCACTCGCAAAGGACGGAATAAAACAAATGAAAGCAGTAGTAAAGGATAGCTAATGGCATTTGGATTTGGAGACGCACCTTTAAAAAAAATAGGATTTGCAGGAAGTCAACCACAGGCACAGGCTGGTCTACCTTTAGTCATACAACAACTGTATGGAGGTGTTCCGTTTACACCTGGTGCGGACACCATGGAGGGAGGTTTTAGAACATCACCTGGATTTAGACCTGGAGCCCCTATGAATATTAATATGCCTGCTGTTGCTCCAACAAGGCCTGGTTTTATTGATTTCATGCCTAAAATACCAGGAGTTCCGTTTGGTGCACAAACAACGCTATCAGACTTGGTCGCTTTTAATCCAGCAGCCAGTCAATACGCTCTTGCTGGTTTTACAGTTGGTGAAATATTAGCCATGCCAGAGTTTGCAGACTTTGCACAGTTTCAAGCACAACAGACCGGCGGCACAGCAACTAGTGCTGGACTAGCTAGTTTAGAGGCTCAGCTTCAACAACTTGGGTCTCAACGCGGTCCAGAGGATAGAGCAGAAGGTTTTGGACCAAAAACTAGTTTTGAACCGACTACGATGAAGTTTGTAGACGGTAAATTAGTTTACGATAAAATTAATCCTGTTATTGACCAAAAGCTTTTAGGCATAGCTGAAAATCAACCGGTCCCTGGGATACCTAGTTTATTTAGTGCACTAGCCGCCCTCGGTACAAGTATTTTTGATAAAGTCACTGATCCTTTTACTAAGTACAGAGAAGAACAAAAAGCGAAAAAAGAAGCAGAGATAGCGGCAGAGATAGCGGCAGCAAATGCTGCAGCAGCAAAAGAGGTTGAAATGGCTAAAGCTAGACAAGCAAGAATAGATGCTTCTACAGAAGCTTCTCGTCAAAAAGCGCTCGACGATGCCAAGAAAGCATTAGATAAAAAAGTATCTGATTATAACAAAAAAAACACAACTACAAAGATGACTCCTATGGGAGATATATATTCTGTTGGGCCTGTTAAACAAACAAAGAGTAAATCAAAAGATAGAGAGGTTGGACCAAAAGCAAGTAAAGCAGACCGAGACACAGCCGCAAAAGGTAAAACAGGAGGAGGTTTCTGTTTTGACCCTGACACGTTAGTTAAAATGAATGACGGCACAGAAAAGAAAATAAAAGATATTAAGCTTGGCGATCAAACTAAAGGTGGAGAAGTTACTGGTGTATTCCAATTTAAAGCTTCTGATGAAATACATAATTACAAAGGTGTAACGGTAGCGGGTAGTCACTACGTTAAAGAAGACGGTAAATTTATAATGGTTCAAGATAGTCCAATAGCAGTTAAGATAGATAAAATACCTGTGGTGTATTCACTAGACACAACTGGACGTAGAATATTTATTAAAGATATTGAGTTTGCAGACTACAATGGAGATGGTATTGCAAAAGGTTTCTTAGCAAACGCAGGAGTTGATTTAACGGGATTTGATAAAGAAGTGCTAAGACAAGTAGAAAACAGATTAATTTAATGGCAATATCTAGACAACAACTACCAAAAACAACTGACAAAAAACAAAAGAAAGTCAGTAAAGTTATGCGTGAGTTTAAAAAAGGTAAATTAAATATTGGAAAATCTAAGAAAAAGGTTAAGAATAGAAAGCAAGCCATAGCTATCGC